GGCCACATCAGGCCGAAACTGAGACGAGATAACTGAGTTGAGCATCGAACCCTGTGGCAGTGCTGGTGTATTTTACGTCAATTTGACCGTTTGAATAGGTCGCACTCAAGACAATACCAGTTGTGCCCGATGACACCGACGAGTTGTCGAACCCTGCAGATCCTGCAATTTTGACAGTGCCGGCTTGATAAACACCTGCTCTAACAACAGTATAGGAAAATACCACAGCGCCTGCGGTCAATCTGAATGCTGTGGTTGGCGAAGCTGTGTCATCGGCCAGTGTTACTGTGATTGGCACCGGAGATAGGTCACTGAATTCGGTAAGAATTTCAGTGTTGCCAATTACAGGTGCACCTTCTTCCAAGGTGCCATTGCCAATAAACAATTGACGTGTGTCGGTGCTCCAGCCAAATTCTGCACCGGCCAACTGCGGTAAATTTGATTGATATCCTTTACGATTGGTGATCTGACTGATCTGTACAATAGCCATACATTATCCTTTGTTTCTATAGTGTATTTAGCAGATAATACTGTTCCACCCGTTGCCACCATTGCTGGCGGTACTGTTCAAATTCTGCGCCCTGCAACACAAATTCTTGATAAACAGGTTGAGTTGTTATTGTGCCCAGATCATCCATCTCGGGTTTGACACACATCAGAATCACACCTTTTTTGATGCAGGTACCGTGCAGTTGGTTGTGTGCCTCAGCATAGGCACACAGTTGTAGAAAATAATCGTCAACCCGGTTGCGTGGTTTGGGTTTATTGGTCTGTTTGTAGTCCAAGATGCTGGCGTCTGACAAATGAATCCCAGCAGCATCTGTGGTTCCAGCATAGATGCCAGCATAGTATAACGGCACTTCAAACCCCCAGACTTCTGATACATGGCACAGGCCTTGGTCAATTATCTTGGCAGCCATGACATGACTCTGTTGACTGAAAGGATTGGTACCGGCTGGTGCAATCTCGCCGGTTTTGATATAGTCTTCCAGGAACTTGTGCATTCGAGTACCGCGGTTGGCTGCCTCGGTAGTAATGGCCTGTGCTCGTGCTGGTCCCATGTAGTTTCGCCAGGCCTGCAGAGCCTGCTTGTCTTTGGCTGGCTTGGTGGCTTCCAAAATGGTGGTCACGCTGGGTAACTTTTTGCCATCTGGAGTAGCATACAGTCTACGCCCATTCACTGTTTCTCTGGGTATGGGTTGATAATTGAATTTTGGAGTAAACACGTTTTGCATTCTAAATAATTGGCCACAATCGTAGCAATATTGTTGATTCAGAATCAACTACTTTAAACAAGTATACAACACTTGTACTGCAAAGTCAATAATTTAGGTGCGACGTTTTAGAGCTGCTTTGGCGTTTTTGTCTACTACGGCTCGAGCCTGATCCACTGGCATGCCCACATCACCTTGGGTGTTGCCACGGAATCTGATTATGCCGGAATTTGGGTCCAGGGGTTCAAGAATGTCCTTGAGAGGTTCTTGAGCAATATAATCAGGTAAATTTTGATCATTTACTTCAATGCCCAGACTTTTGGCTGCCTGTATAAAAGCATTGGTACTGATTTCTTTTCGAGAGTTTTCTCCGTCGGCACGGCCCAACAAAAATTGACTCAGAGCCAATAATTTTTGTGCGCTGGGGTCAACCGATTCACAAATTTCACGTACACGCATTATCTGCGACCACGTCCCAGTGCAGCAGGAGGTGTTCTCATGTTGGAATCAAGATCAAGATCAGCTTCAAGGTCATCGTCGTTGTTCATACTGGTATCTGCGCCTAATTCAGGTGCACCTGCTGGTGCTGGAGGTTGTTTACCGCCTAATGCGTTCATGCCAGGAGGACTAACTTCCTGGCCAGTTACTACGCCAAGCGCCTGTTCCAGTTGTGTTTTGCTGGCCTGTAGGTTTTGTACCAGTCCACTTAGTGCTGTAGTAGCATCTGTGTTGAACTGTGCAGATTGTTGTATGCCTACTTCGTTTTTGACCTGATCAACCAAGGCTGGCAGATCTTTGAACTGCATGCTGGTTACATCTTCCAACATTTTTTGCACACGATCAACCATGTCCTGAGCAGCCAATACTACTTGTGCCTGTTGTATTTCACTTTCATGCAAACGACGATACAAACGATTGTGTCTACGATTTTCCATGGTTGGATTATTCATTTGCTGTTGCAATTGACTTTTTTCTGTTGCCAACGCCTTCGTTTGGTCATCTATCTGTTTGATTCGATCTTGTATTTGTGTTTTCTTCTGTGCCAGCTGAGCCGATGCCAATGCGGCTGCTTGAGCGCCAGTTTGAGTTGATCCTGTACCGGTAGGGGGCACTGCACCAGGCTGTGTCATAGCAGCTGTGGCCACGTCTTCGTACATTTTTTTGGCCAATACTTGTTCAAGCATGAGCAATTTCAAATAGGTGGGATTTTTTTCGCTCTTGTGAAATTCAGAAGTGCGACGGTGTTCCTGCACCAGTCCGCGAACGCGATTCAAAAGGTTGCGTGTTTGACGGCGGCCGAGGTGGTCAAGTTTTATGCGACCACCAAAATAACTTTCAAATACTTTAGCGGCTTGTTTTGTTGGGCTTGCGGCCAGTTCTTGCAGTTTCATTGTCTAATCCTCGTTGTTGATAATATTTAGCCTGATTGACACATTTGGTCAATTGAAGTTCAAGTTGTTTTTTCAATATTATCTTGCCTTCCAATTTAATTTCAATGTCTTCTTTAAATTGTGGACTGGTGCTGCGATCACCCACAGCAGCTCGTACAGCTATGTCGTTGGTTATGTGCCCTAATTTTTGATCCAGCATGTACAAATCACGTGCCAGGGCGTATGATTTGTGCTTGTCGGCTATACACCAGCTCATTGCATTGCGAGTTGTGGTAAACACACCCACATCTGTGGCTGAGCAAAATACTCGATAGCCACAGGATTCTGGACAAATAAGATAGCGTCCAAATACTTCGTATTCGCCGCGGTCATTGTAAAAAATTACTTTGTCGACCAGACCGCAAAAGTCCTGTCTAATTAGTTGTTTAAATTGTTGTTCTATATTCATTTAAAAACGTAATGAGTGATCAAATACACCACTGATCCTCCTAAAAATCCTATAATAGCTACTCCCCATGCAATCAATCTATCAGTGTTTTTTTCACTTAGTTTGCTGACCGAGGATTTGACTTCCTGTACCAGACCGCAAAGGTGTGTAATTGTTGCAGACATGGTAATCATTTTGTCCTCAAGGGCATTGTATCTTTCAGCGCACAGCTCAACGTGTGCTTCCAGGCTCTTTTTTTCAATATCAGTGGTCATGCTCGGCTTTCCTTCCTGTTTCATATATTTATTGACAATGGGGAAAACCAGATGTTTTGGTTTGAACCAGCTGTTACAATAAACGATGCCAGGTCCGTATGATTGTCCAGATTTATCAGCATGGGCACACCGTCAGCATCGCTGTACAACACTGATACAGGGTCATCGTTGGTGCCGTAGACCCCAGGTGTTTCTGTTTCAAACTCAAAACTCCAACGGATTCCAATTTGAGTTGGCTCAGTTGCAGCAGAAATCTGTGTACGCATGCCTATAATCTGCTGCATGGTTTCCCAGTTGCGTTGCTGATTTCGGGCTCTGTTCCAGTCTGTTATGTCTGTGACCCACTTGCCGGTACGATCTTTAAACGGCACTCGTGCTGATTTGAAGTGTCCGGTAACACCTGTGGCCGTGATATCAAACTGGGTGGTACAAGCAAATCTCATCTTCAATATAGGTGTATTTAATGTCAAAGAAAAACCCCAGGTTTTAATCTGGGGTTTTTCAACGACGAAAGTCGTGATTACGATATTACAAGATTACCGTTATAGAATTGACCTTGAGTGACGAATGTTGCTCGTGCAAACACATTGGCAGTTGGAATACCAATATTTAAACCACCACTTGCATTGGCTGTTTGAGCAGCAGCAACCAAGTTAGCTGTGTCATAAGCACCAACTGGGTACAATGCAATAGCGATGTTTGCGTTTTGTGCACCACCAACTTGATACATTGCAACTGTTGAAGTCTGTTGAATTGCTTGTAGAACGTTACTAACGTATCCACCTGCATTACCTACTACACCGGTTAAGGCTGTGTTAGCTACCACTGTAAAAAAGTCTAATTTAGGACCTTGGAAGTTAGTAACTGCGGCGTTAGCTAAGTTACCAGATTGTGAAGGTGCTCCATTGAGTACGTCTGTTGCGAATACCGGTTGTGCGCCACCGGAAACTACGGTTATATATGCCATTTTAAATCTCCTTTGTATATGGACTCTGAGGTCCTACTATTATTTATGCTCCGGGGCAAAAATCAGCGGTTTGGTACAGATTCTGGATTGTTTATGGCACGGTTGGCACTGGTAAATCCACCAGCTAAACGATTTACAGCCTTGGCCATGCCGCCTGCAGTGGCCATGACCCAGCCTTCTTGGCCTGGATGTTGTAGATCCAGCTGGCGCAATATATCCATTTTGATGTCATGCAATAGGCCCCAGGCTTCAAAGGCCGCGGCCATACCTTCAAGATTACTGCGTGGACTTTGTAGATACTCCACAATATTGGCAAACTTTCTTGGGCTTTGTGTGCTTTGTAACCAAGGACCAAACCCAGCTACCAGGTCATCAAAGTCAGCGCCTACTCGGCTGTTGATATAATCAATACACAGCTTGGGCAAATCGGTAATCTGCAGTGATCTAAGTTCGGCAGGATTAAACAGTCCGTCAATGGCTGTGCCCGATGCGTTGTATAACTGTCGCAAGGCAGTTACTAAATTTTTATTGGGGCGTACATTTTCTTTGGCATACACTGGCTCCAACAACAGCAGTCCTGGAACTGATTTGAAATCTACAAAGCCAATGGGCTGTTTTGGTGCGCCTGGTTCCTCATAGCGAGTGTGCATGGCTATGCCAACTTGACTTTTTGCTATACGTTGCCCAATATCACTGGCCACAGGAATACGGTAAGTAATGGCGTTGGGAGTAAACACAAAATTGCCAGTGTCTTCAGGCGGGCGATTGGTGTACAACAAATCACCTTGTACATACCCGCGGAATGTTCTCGGCAATGCGGCGTTCAACAAGGGCCATAATTTTTCATAGATAGGACCAAGATACGCCACACGTCCAGCTGGTTTGCCTTTGGCCTCAGCATCCTGGTCACGTTGTGCCAGCAGGTCAATGGCCTGACGTGGTGAAGTGAATAGTCCATCATAGCCCTTGGCGGTGAATCCTGACACATCGGTCAACACAAAAGTTCCTGTTTCATCGCGGCCAAATATCAGGGCTGGTC